TGTCGCCGCTTCAGCATTGATGGCGTTTCCGTAGGCGCGCAGTCGTCCCACTCGGCTGGCAGTCCCATCAGCCAGCGGGAATGTGCCGGGTTCAACTGGCCGCCACTTGTCATCTCGGCAGAGCAGCCAGTCAGCATCTCCCCAGAAGCCGTTAGTCGGGCCGGGGCCAATACCCTCGTTGTATAGATCGCGGCTTGCTTTGATAGGGTTGACCGGCTCCCCCCCGGACGGTTCCACTCGCGCTCCATTGCTTCCGGTCCGTATCGGCTGCAGTTGTCGTCTGCTACTGTCGGAGTGCCCCAGCCAGCTAAGCTCGCAGCCGTCTGTATGTTCAGCCCTCCCTGTCTCCCCGCTGATCCCGGGCCGGTCGTGCTGTTCGCGTGCGGTGTCGGCCAGCCCGCCAGGTGTACGACCTGGTTGTTCAACTGCTCCCCTTTCTTCCCGCCCCCTCGTTCTCTCCACGGCAGCCGGTTCGCGTACCTGTAGTCCCTGGATGCTGGAGTAGCCCATCCAGTAGGCCCGGTCCCGGATGTGCGGAGCACCGACGCCCGCAGACGGAAACGGGACACACCCGAAAGCGTAATCCAGGGCTTCCAGGTCAGCTTGTACAAGGTCGATCCAAGGGTTTGCAGCCTTACTTGCAACTTGCTCTCCAATGACGATTGCAGGCTTACACTCCTGGATGAGCCAGTGGAAGTGAGGCCATAGGTGCCGCTCATCAGCAAACCCAGTTCTGCGACCTGACGCGGAGAAGGGCTGGCAGGGACATGAGCCGGTCCAGATGGGTCGGTCGTCGGGCCAGCCGGCTCTCCGGAGAGAGAGACCAGACACCGATGCCGGCGAAGAAGTGACACTGGGTGAATTCTCGAAGGTCATCTGGTGATACATCCTCTATGCTTCGTTCATCAACGATGCCCGGGGCAATCTCACCCATGGCAATCAGGTTTCGCAGCCACTCGGCGGCGTAAGGGTCGATCTCGTTGTAATAGGCAACCATTGGTTGTATCTCCGGTCACAGTCGGGCCGCACATGAGTACATGGCCTCAACGATCTTCTTGCCGCGGGCAACGTCGTCCACCACGAAGACCTGGAATCCCAGCTTCCGGCGCTCGGCATGATCGCTTTGCTGTTTTGGCGTGGCTATCTTCCCCGGGGCTTTGAATTCAATGAAGAAGGCGAACCCATTGGGTGCACTGAACAGCCGGTCCGGTACCGCCCGGCGCCCGGGTGAGGTGAACTTCTCGGCTTTCATGCCGTAGCGGTCCCGGGCGTACTTGCAGACAGCGTTCTCGATGTCCTTCTCCAGAAGCTCCCGTTTCGCAACCTTGCCTTTCTTCCGGTCACCCTCCAGTTCGAGCATTGGTTCATCGTCCATGACGCACCTCCCGCCAGCCGGCGCACTCGACACACAGTTCATACCCGTGTTCCCGGCGGACCATGGGCATGTCGTTGCCGCACTCCTGACAATCCTCCGGTCCCAGTTGTCCTTTCGGAGGCACCCGGTTGCGGATGCTGTTCACCTGGGAGTCCTTCAGCCAGTTCTGGGTGGCTTCGTCCCGCTCGATCATTCGTTCGCTCACGGTTAACCCCTCCAGTCCCGAAGAATTTTCACCAACCCAGCTACTTCCCACCGGAGGTCCTGCAGGCTGCCGTTGTTATCAACCAACATGTCAGCCATTTCACAACTGACGGTACAGCTACTGGTTGTTTCTGCGGGCACACGTTTGCCGGCGTCAACCCACACCGAGCAGTCGAACAGGTTTTCCTCCTTGATCGCCATGAACTCGGCTTCGTTCCGGATGCCACAGTAGATGTCGTGGTCAGCGAAGATCGTCCGCCCCAGCCTGGCGCCATCCCGGTGATTGTAGGCTTTGATCAGTTCAAACCAGAGCGCCCGGTGGTTGTACCGGTCGTTGTAGCATTCTTCCAGCGTCTGGTAACCGATCAGGTCCTTCAGCACCGGGTATATGGCGTACCGGGCGGCGGCCATAGAACTGGACTCGAAGGTGAACCCATAGGTGTCACGCAGGATTTCACACACGGTATCTTTGCCATGTCGGGCATGGCCCATGATCATCAGTTTCACAATTCTTCCCTCTCAGCGAAGTTCACCAGCTTCTCGGCCTCGGCTACGTACCAGTCGTAGTTGATGAGTGCCGGGTCGATGCCGGTGAAGTGGTTGCAAATATGGACTTTCCAGCCCTTGTTGATCGCAATCCGACGCCACACATCCGGTTTTGAAGCGGTCGGCGGCATCACCTTGACCAGTTCCGGACCCTCGGCGGCGATGTAGTAGCGACTGGTGTTCTGGAAGGTCTCGGTGAGCCCCAGGCCCCAGTCACCTTCCAGGTAGGACGACCGCGGCACCTTGGTCCGGAGCAGGAAGTCCCAGTCGTCTTCGTGACACTCGATGAAATCGCGGATGTCGGTGCCGTCGATGATGTTGGCGCAGGCGGCTTTCTGGGTGACCAGGGCACTGTGGTTCTGGTGCCAGCCCAGTTCAGCGCCGTCCTCGTCCGGGCGAATAAAGGCGTAGGCTCCCTTGCGCTTCACCTTGCCCGAGTCCTCGTATTTCGCAACGTAGTTGTTCACGTCCCGAATGTGCATGAATTCGTAGGCGGCATCCTCAAGGTTCAGGCCGGTCAGTTTCTCCCAGACTTCCTTCACCTCGAACAACTCGGGTACCCGGTCGCGGGGTAGCTTCACGGTGAGACCGTCGGTGTTCACCTGGATCAGGGACAGGTCCTCAATGTGGCGAAGCTGTTCATACAGCATGCACAATGAAAGCTGACCGTTGATGGTGATGGTCATGGTGTATTTCGGATCGTAGAACGGGCTGAATTGGGAGTTGCTGTTGCCGTATGGAATGTTCAGCGATTCCTTCAGGGCCTTGTTCTCGTCGGTGCCTTTGGCGTACTTGAGTCGCTGTTTCTTGATGTCCTCGTAAATGTCGCAGAACGATTCCCCGAGGTGTTCCGGATACACCCGGTTCACGATAGCCAGGGAAGGGTAGTAACTGGTCACGTCCAGGTCGATGAGCGCGTAATCGTCGTCGGACTCAACCCGGGTGTTGTGCAGAGAGGCATGGATACCACCGGTGCCGAAGACGAATTCAACACCGTCGAGCATGACCGACAACCGGCGTAGCTTTTTGTTGACCCGCGGCGGATTGGGCCATTCTTCACCGCAAATGAGCGATTCTTCGCAGTTCGCCATCCAGGTCTGGGTCTTCGGGAGCTCACCAACGGGTGAGTAGTCCATGAAAGGCAGCATCTTTTCCAGCGGGAGGTCACTGAAGACACCCTTGGTCTCGGTGATTACCTGATCCCGGAGCCAGGTTTCAACCGCCTTGAACGGGGCAGTCTCGAACTCAACGTAATCGTAAATCACCTCACCCAGACTGATTGTTTCCCGCTTCGTCTGCAGAGGCTTCTTCTTACCACCTACCCGGGTGAAACAGGCATTCTTACCCATCTCCCGCTCGATCTGGTCGATGAATATGGCGTTTCCGATTTTACCGTTATTGTGGTTCAGGAAACTCTGGTCGTACTTGGCTGACATGGCTTCGCGGAACCGGATCATGCTGGCAGTATGGGAGTGGAACAGGGTGGTAGCGGCCCCGTCGTGCTCGTTGTATTCCACCAGGTGATCAATCTGCTTCTCGGTCAGCACGGTCTCCGGAGGAAACGGCAGGTCCCGGATGTCTTCCATCCGCATGTTGAATTCCAACATCTTCAGACTGGTGGCCTTGGCCTGGTTGTCGAAATGATGAATTTTCATGAGGTCGATCTGAGGAACGATCTGGTCCCGCTCCCAAATGACGTGAGCAAACCGCTTGTTGAAGGGCGCGTTGATAATCTGCTTCGACTTCTGAAACAGGGCGCGGTTGATGGTCTCAGCATCCCGGACATCCGCAAGATCGGTCAGCAGGTGGTGGATCACCGGGTAGTCATACCCGAGATTGTTGTAACCCACCATCCGGGCACCCCGGGTCCGAAGACGCTCAATGAACACCTTGAACGGACCCATTTCATTCTTCCGGAAGCTAATTTCGTAGGTTCGGGACTTGCCGGTTTTGAGACTACCAACCCAACAGGTGAACACGTTCGGGTACACCTCAATGTCATAAACATAATCGTTGATTGTAACCTCAGTCACGACTTACCCCTTCTCGTCCGTGCTACCGAAACCCTTTTCACCGCGTTCCGTTTCTTCCAGCTTGTTCTCGATCTGGAACAACGGTTTGTAGAACGGGGTGAACATCAGTTGGGCAACGTATTCACCGCTGTCAATTACCTGGGTGTCGTTACCGAAGTTTTCCAGGGTGACAAACAGTTCGCCGCGGTAGTCAGGGTCCAGAAGCCCGGGTGTGTTCGCTGGCCGGAGCTTTCGTTTTGTGGACAAGCCCGAGCGAGGAAGAACCTGCAGAGCAACG